AAGGATTGAACCGCACTTAAAATGCGGTGATGGGGTGACGCGATAAAATCGCGGAACCTGTAGCGGATTCTATTAAACAGGGTTAGTTTTAAAGCCCTGTCTGGAATCCATTGCAATGTATTGGTAATACCAATACATTTTCCGATCGCGACATTCTTGTCGTTCATCGTATCTGTCGCCTTTGTAAAAGGCGAGAGTAACCGAATCTTTATTGAATCAATAAAGACTGATTTTTCGATATTTCTATTTATGTCAGATACTGGCATATTTAGAATTCGATTTTCAAACACTAAAAGTTTTTCAGTGTAGGTAACCGCACGCGTAGAAATTCTATGCTTGTACGGTGAAACTATCGACCCATAGAGTCGATGGTAGGATGTAATTGCTCGGAGGTAATTACGTGAACCTTTAGCGAGATGATCATCACCTCCTAAATGAAAAACCCTCCAGGAAGCCTTCGGGGTAAATGTTCTCTTCAATGAAAGAGACATGTGTTCGCTAAAAGCGATCTCCTCCATGGCTAAGCCAAGGAGAACAAGGCAAATCTTTGATAAAGGTTCACCCATCATTACACCCCTTCGGAGTGTGAAAACATCTAGGTCATCAGTGATGACTGTACGCAGGCCGATTAAATCGACAATCCAGAGCCAATTTTTGGCCCCGAGTGATTCGAGGCATCCTCGGATCAATCTCTTTCCGACTTCGTGGGGAATTGCATCAGTGGCCTCTTTGAGATCACTTGATAAAATGGCATGCCCATCGGGCAATTCTTTATCAGAACATTTTTCAAACACGTGCAGGCTCTGCCATGCTTGATCTGCTCTGAGCATACATGAGTGTGCTGCGGGATGATAACCTATTATCTCGCGCAACCCATGGCAAAGTGGTTGTTGTAGAACAGCAAGCCACCAAGGTCCCGTCGTAACGATACGGGATTTCCCTCCAGGCTCAGAAACTGTAGCCTGACGAATTGGTATTGGTGAACCACCAATGCTTTTCCGGTAGCATTCATATGCTACTGTTAAGATCATACACCCTGTGTATTCTCCGCAACCGTTAAGCATTGCTTCGCGGTCAATTAAATCAAATTTTGATTTACTCATAAATGGACCATCATCATCTTGAAGACGGCCAAACGCTCTCC